TTGTGTTAGAGTATAAGTTTAGGGTACTGTTAGCATTACCCATGTTTGTTGTATCAGCGGCACGAATGAAGTTTACTGTGGTTGCGTTCGCATCCCATAGATTCTGTGTCGTCTGACTACCAACGATAGTGTTACTCTTTAGTAGAACTGCGCCGCCGTTGATACCCATGTTGATTTGAGTGGCGGCGCCGAATGCGTTGACTGTGATTGCGTTTGCGTTCCACAAGTTAGCACTAGTCTGACTGCCAACTACTGTTGGGTTGTTGACTAGAATAGCACCAGTTGTACTGCCCATGTTGATTTGAGTGGCAGCACCCAGCATATTGACCGTTGTCGCTGTTGAGTTCCATAAGTTCTGTGTTGGTAGTGTACCTACGACAGTTGCGGCTTGTAGAGTAGTTGTACTTGTTGTCGCACTAGCGCCGATTGTCACTACATTAGCGGCAGTCGCAAAGTTCACTACGTTTGGACCAGTAGCAGTATATGATGTTAGACCGACGCTGAATGTAGCAGGTGTCAACAAGTCGGTCTGACCACTGCGAGTAGTAATCAACTGACTCTCAATAAGTACGTTAGTACCACTGTTAGCGCCGATGACAGCACCGTTTGCGATGTTCGCCCAACCAGTAGTTGTAATGTTACCGTCGATAGTCTGACTTGCCGCGCCAGCGATGCCACCGACACCGGTTTGAATTGTGCCACTAACTGCGATGTTGCCAGTAGGAGTGATTGAGAATGCGGAGCCAGTAGCAGTATTTCCAGCAGACAATGAACCGTCACTACCTAGAGTTGTGCTACTTAGTACACTGTTGTAGTTAGTAACGCCGTTAGGGTATAGGGCATACTGAGTAGTAGAGAATGATGCTGGTGATGCGGCAGTGCCAGCTACTAGTTTGACTTCAGTACCAGCGGTTGTGTTTGCTGTTCTTACTGTGCCGTCACCAGAGATAGTTACAGTTGTGCCAGTCGCTGGGTTAGTTGAAATAATAGTGCCGTCACCCTGTAGAGTAACTTGTTGACTGTTAACGGGGTCTGATGGATTAGAGTATAAAGAGATAGCACTCTGTGTAGGTGTTCTCTTATACAAAATATAGTTAGCACCGTCGCCTGATTTGAATGTCAACGCACTTGTATTACTACCATCGTTGACTACGTTACCAACACTGATTGTTGCGCCAGACGAGGTACCGGCTGAGCCTGCGTTACCGATGTGAATAGTGTTACCAGATAGATATAGGTCTCGCCAGCGCATTGTGTCAGTACCCAAGTCGTAGCCCGATAAGCCATCACTGCCATCAACTGATGGGATTAGATTGCTTGCTACGAACTTAGTAGAGAAGTGACCATTGACTGCTACTAGTCTATCGTAGCCATTTGATAGTGCTGTTGTTTGAATGTCTAGGGCTTTTTTGCCACTTACGGTGAACTGAATGTTGCCTGTAGATGTAGCGAAGTCGCTGCCGCTACCTAGGAAGTTAGAACCGCCACTTGTTAGAATATCAATCTTACTTGTGTCGTTCTGAAATGTCTTAGCTTGAATATAACCTTCACCGAATGATACCTTATTAGCAGAATCGACGCCAGCAACAACAATGTTACCAGCGATTAGGTCAGTGAAGTTAGTGAATGTAATGTTGTTTGTAGTAGCTTGAGGGTTGTACTCAGCAATATTACCCATTACAAAGTGGTCTGAGATATCAGATGTATTAGCACTGATAGCGCCATTGGCCACATAGCCAAAGAACTGTTGGTCGCTGTTTGCTACGTTAGCAGGGTCTTTGTAGTGAAAGATCAGGCCCTTATCAGTGGAGTCAATCGTGGCGGCGTCTGACAAAACGTTAGAACTACCCAAGTGGATAACTGACTCTTGTACCGTCAATGTTTCTTGGTTGATGAACGTGATATCACCCTGGACTGTTAGACTACCGTGAATGTTAGCTGAGCCGTACACATCTAGGAGTTCTTTCGTGCGGTCAGTAGATGTTACGTTACCAATCGTTAGGGCGCCACCGAGGGTGCCAGTAACGTGTACGTTAGGTACAGAGAGTGTCTGAACGTTAGATGAATAGTTGTAGGTAAACTCAGGATAGGCTTCTAAGCCACCGTTCTTGTTGAACTGAACTTGAGTGTTAGCGCCACCAGCGGCGGCTTGACTAACAGTAGTTAGAATCTCGGTGTTGTCTGGTACTGTACTTGAGTCAGAACCACCCTCATTACCAATGAACAGGCGGCGAACGTCAGTAGCATAGCCTAGCTCACCTGGAGCTAGTTGTGGTAGGTCTGCTAGGTTGCCAGTTCTTTGGATGAGTTTTGAGTATTGGGTAATTGCCATAGTTGTTTCACGATTGGTAGATACAAGTATTTATCAAAACCAATCGATAGACAACTCACCCAAATTTAGAGTAGTATTCCTCTAACCGACGCCACCATTTATCACGGTAATGCTCGAACTCAGTGCCCTCAAGTATGAACTCTTGATACTGCGGTGGGTTAATAATGTCGAATTTGTCGTTCATTTTAGGCTGAACGCACATTAAGATAACGCCCTTTTTGATGGTGGTGCCGTGTAGTTCATTATGGGCCTCAGCGTAGGCGCATAACTGTAAGAAGTAGTCCTCAATCCACTCTCGTTGCTTAGGTTTGTTTGATTGCTTGAAGTCGAGAATAGATTGGTCCGACCGATGAACACCAACACAGTCGGTAGTACCAGCGTATACTCCAGGGAAGTAAAGAGGTACTTCCACACCCCAAAATTCATCAACGTGAATTAAACCTTCTTTGACTACTTCATGCGCCATAGCATGACTGGCCCAAGAGAATGGATTAGATGCTCTTTCTGGTACCTTGCCCTCTTTTACATACTTCTCCAAGTATGTGTGCATCCTGGTACCGCGATTGGCAGCCGCTGTGGTGATTTCTTGTGCCTTCTTCTCGCCGACAGCTTTGCGCCACTCCATAAGAGCACGTTTGCTTTCTTCTGGCTTAGTAGCATCTAGAATTGTAGTAACTGATGGGAGGTTTTTACCGTCTGGCGTGGCATAAAGCCTTCGACCGTTGACTGTCTCACGTGATAGAGACTTGTATTCAAATTTAGGAATATACATCAAACTATTGTATCATGTAAAATTATACAGTCAATAGTAAATGGACCCAGTGGGTCCATTTGTTTATAAATCGGCTTCGTGATTCTTTTCGCTTCGTTTGGCCATCTTGTTTAACGTTCCTGCAGTATCATCAGGGTCTAATACATCAGAGTCATCTTCTGATTCAGAGCCAATAAGAATAACTTCGTCACCCTTGATATTAGCAATAAAATTGCTCCAAGGTTCTTGTTGATATACGTCTTGAAGACTATCACGTGACATATGAACACCAGACTTTCTTAGGGCACTTAACAAACTTTTAACTTTGTATGTGCCTTTAAATCCGGTATCTTCGATATCAGCTTTAATGCGACTTAGAGCGGCTGTTGTTGCCACTCTAATTGGATCATCACTCTCGAAGTCTGATTCAAACTCGTAGAGTCTCACGATTATCTCATTCCTCTGCCGGCATTGCCAAGTTCTTCTGGCTCTTCTTCTGATTGTTCTGGCATTTCAGGTAGTTCACCACCCATATCGCCGCCCATGTCGTCACCACCGAGATCACCACCCATGTCGCCCATTCCTTCATCGCCTGCTCCCATGTCGCCGCCTAGATCGCCGCCACCTTCACCAGTAACGATGCCTAGAGCACTTTGTAAACCTTGCTTAGCACTAACTAGAGCACCTTCTAGAGTAGTTAAGGCTTCTTGTACACTACCCTCGAACTGCTGGCCTTCGTTACTGCCGATTTCGTTTGTAACACCAGTAACAACTGCTGGTAGTTCTTCTACCTTCATCTTACTGATTTGTTCTACCATCTTTTGTACAGTGTCGATCATATCTTGAGCAGCCAAGATAACTTGTGACTTTTGAACTTCTTCGTTCTCTAGCATGATCTGGTGTTCAATGCGTAGATCACGATAGTGGTCAGCTAGAGCTTGTTCCATCATTACGGCCTTCATATAGCCTGGATTTTGATGACGAGAGTGAGCACTTGCACTTGTCTTAGCTTCAGCAATAACGCCGCGCACTTTGCCTAGCATAGCTTTGGTAGTACGTAGATCCAAGCGGTCTAAGTCAAGTTTGGTTTCGAAGTTTTCACGTAGGGCACGTGTTGCTACTTGCTTACGACTGTGGTTCATATCATTTAGTTTCATGTTTTAATCCTCTTTGTTGGCACCTTTGTGCTAGTATGTAGTATTTATCAATTTCACTCAGAAACTGTTTTTGTCTCCTAACATCATTTTGATGCTTGGAGTAGTAAATTAGGAACTTTTCTGGGTCACTGGTCTTTAGATAGCGACGATGGATCTGAATATCGACTTCCACTGAAGATAGGAAGGTATCTAATTCACGAACTCTCTTGGCCTCGGCTATCTTATCGTGCATATCTAGGAGGGCCCAGGTAAGTGCGTTTTTGGCAGTATTAAATGACATAATCTCTGTGATACCATAGCGATTTGCCAACTTGATACCACTAGGTGTTCTAAAAATGACGTACCTATTGTAGATCACAATGCCCTGTTCAGTCTTAAACAGCACCTTGTCGCCTACCTTAGAGTATGCGTTACTTACTACGCCACTAAGTTGTGAATATAGCTCAGCTATTGCTTGATTCTTCGTCATGGACCACCTCAAAAGTGATGTTTCTTGCTAGAGAGTCAAGATGTAGCTCTGGATCGATGCCACTCCATTCGTCTAAGTTAACAATCATAGGGGTACCCGCACAATCATGCTGTAGGTGGCCCAATTCAGTAATGCCGTCGTTGAAAATGTCCAGCTTATCGACCGTAAATGTAAACTCCCACATAGGCACCTTGGCTTTACTTGTATATTTTGTGCCCCATTCGCCGCCCTTGAGACTAATCATAGACTTCTCGGGGTAGGTAATATCTTCTGGCTGGACACGGAACGATACAATCTGTAGTATGGTATCAAAATTGCTCTGTTGTAGGCGCGGCTTTTGATTGTCTGTGTCAGTCTCCAGCCTATTGCGTCTGGCAGTAACGTCAGTGCGGGTAATATCAAAAAGTGTGCGACAAATAATCTTCATGTGCTTATTTAGAGACAATAAAAAAGCCCAGAATATTCTGGGCTTTTTGTTTAGCTTGCGCTTACGGTAGGTGATTAAGCACCGAATGTAGTAGATGCTACAGTAGCAGTACTTAGGTCGAAACCGTTAACTGTGCCTAGAGCGCGGACAGCGGTCTGTAGATCGGCAGCAGTTGTACCACCAGCTGGGTATACAGCATACTTACTACTACGAACTGTACTGATTGTTTGGTCAGCGGCAACTTCGTATGTAGCGATAGTAGTTAGTTGTTGAATAGTACGGTTAACCGCTTCTACGCAACCACCACTTTGGAACTGAGCGTTAGTGATGTTCGCACCGAAGTCGATAGCGAAGTAGTCCAAACGTGGGCCGTGTGGGTTGACAGTTACGCCTGTACCAACAGCACTACCATTTGTGAAAGAACCAACGTCAGCGTTAAATACGGCACCTGCGTCACCGCTTACTCTTGAAAATCCAGCCATTTTAATTCTCCTTAAAATTTAATAAAATGTGAGATTATGATAATCTCTACTTTTATTTATCTTTTTCTAAAAAAAGTGGCTAGTTATTGTGCTGGTGGTGTGCCAGGTGCACCTGATGTGCCTTGTTGGGCTTGCTTTTGTATGTTTGCTAATGCTTGAAATAACTGCTGTGGCTGTACACCAGAAGCGGCCAGAATATCATTTAGTGCCGCTGCCACGGCATTAGGATCCTTAGAAGCTAGATTCTTGGCACCTTGTGATGCAATCTTGACTGGATCAGTTTCTTGTGTGCCTGTTGAAGAGGTCGATGGGCCACCGTAATTGTATTCATAATCACCGCGCTTAGGTGATGACGCTGCCGCAGATGCCCAGAAGGAATATAGCTTCTTGCCTATATCATCCGGGAACTTACCACTTGTGGCCTTCGTTTGAAAGTCTTGGACTAATTTACCTAGAGGTGCTTTAAACTGAGCTAAATCTACTTTTTGACTCTTAGCTGCCTGTTGGATATAGTTGTCTAGCCATTGCCCCGCTGACATACCACCGGCTGATTGTTGTCCTGGAGTTTCAGCATACTCGACAATGTTCTCAACTAGAGTATTGAACATTACATAGTCTTCTAACATACTCTCGTGTATGCCCTTCTGTGCGGCTCGGCTTAGAAGACCCTTATCTTGTTGGAAGCCTGGCTTAGCTTTTTCTGCGTTGACTCTAGCAACTAATTCGTTATCTGCTTGCGATGTTGCCGCGTTCGCTTGCTTAGTTTGAGCCATCTGTTGCATAGCTTGCTGTTGCCCAGCTACACCTTGAGCTTGCTTAGCTTGACTTTGTGCTTTGAGTTGATCTAAGTCAACGGCTTGACCTTGTGACTGAGCTTGGGGCTTAGCCTGTTGAGGTGTAGATTGAATACTAGTCTTAGGGTTTACAGTGGTAGGTGCCTGCTTTACTGTGGCAGGATTTTGCTTGTAATTACCCTGAGTAAACCCCTGTTGGGTCTGTTGTTGCTGGCTTTGCTGTGGCTGCTGTGTTTGTTGAGTAGGGGCAGGAGTATTACTCTGACCACTGGCCTTAAGGTCAATGATGCCAGATTCAACCGCTTGGTCAAAAGCCATCTTTAGTTGGCCAACCCATTTTTGTTGGTACGCTTCATTTCCGGCTTGTTGGTTATATGCTTGTGTTGCTTGCATTCCAGCTTTAGCACCTAGGGCACCATTGCGAACTGCCCAATTGCCAATACCACTAGCCGCGCCCATGGTTGCGGTATCTAGACCCTTAGCGACATTCTTAACTGCTCCACCAACAACGTCTTTTACGCCATTCCAAATCTGGCCCTCTTTGACTTGTTTTCTTTTACGTGGTGTGCCTAGGTCGCCGATTTTCATATTACTTGTCCGTTCTTTTTAAACTGTTGACAAATCTTGCTTGATCTCTATTCTTAATAGCAACCAACAGCTTCTTTTCTAAGACTGATGCCTGCTCTGGAGTGAAGTTACGCTCAATTACCTCTAGGAGGTGGATGGCTGAGCTAATGACATTGTTAGCACGACTCTCGATGATATACTTGGTATCACGGTTCTTGCTAACTTCTTCGAGTTCTTCTAAGAGACTTCTTGTTTGTCGTTTCATAATATTGTATTTATCAAAAGGGAGCACTAGGCTCCCTGGACTTTAGGCTTTACCTTGCTTCAACATACCTAGCATGGATGCTAGTTTGTTGCTGGTAACTTCTGCTTTGACGGGTCTGATTTCGCCTGTTTCGTCATCGACATTACTGTCCATGGTGGGGCTGGTCATGCCACCAGGAACGACGGATGGATTGAATGTGGTGGCAGACATAGCTCCCTGTGGACGAATCTTATTGAGGATGGTTGAGGGTGACGCTGTAGTGCCGCCGCTATTACTACCATCATCAAAGATTCTGAGTGTATCTACATCAAAGCCCAAGTCTACCTTCTGACCAACACCACTAGATGATCGAGTCTTCATCAACTGAATCTGATACTGACCGCGCTCTTTCATGGAACGGCTTGTAAAGATACCGAACACGTTGTCAGCAGTGTTGATCTTAGAGATACCACCGGAAATATGTGAGTGGTCAAACTCTACTTCTTCAACAGCACTACGGTTCAACTGGGACGCAGTGACAAACAGTACGTTTAGTTCTTTGGCCAAGTTACGCATCTCTTCTGATACATACTTGTCTTTAATGAACAGGTCACTCGGAGACACTTTAGCACTAACCGGCATCAATAAGTCTAGGTAGTCAATACATAGGAAGTCTACTTTGCATCCAGTCTCTACCTGTAGAGTCTTGATATAGGCACGTATATCATTGACTGTCGATTGTGCTGGTAGATACTTGATGTAGAACTGACCGGCTTTCTTGGCGGCCATCTTAACTTTCATTTCAACATCGTCAATGTTCTTGAACACATCTTTGGTACCAATAGAAGTCATCATCGAGTCGATACGCCAAGCGCACAATCCCTCGCTCAATTCAAGTGAGATATACACGCCGTTGAGACCCATCGTTGACCAGTTGACTGCCAAATTTTGCATGAACAGTGACTTGCCTGATCCAGAACCACCAGCAAAGATTTGCAATTCGCCTCTGTTGAATCCACCGTATAGTTTCTGGTCAAGACAAGGCCAACCCGTACTAACTTGGCCGTTGTTATTTCTGATTGCTTCTAGTCGGGCTCGTGGGTCATTGAAGTAATCCGTACCCATGTCTTTTGTTAGGGAGATTTGAACCGCATCTTTGATTAGCTTTTCTACCGGCGAGAAGTCACCCTTCTCAAGTAGCTTTGCGCTTTCTAAGATTGCTCGTTCTAGTTCTTGTCTACGAGTGAACTTCTCGAATTCATCCAAGAACCAGTTCACATCACTGTCGCCTAGTCCGTTCTCCACGACTGATAGTTCAACACCAGTAGTTGCCTTAATCTTATCACAATCAGGGATTGAGGTGTACTTCTCACTGTAGTCTTTAAGAAACTTGATTGTTGGCTTGAGACTTTTATCGAAATTCTCTGCTTTGAGAATGTTACCAACTCGGGTGAACAGACTTGCGTCCGTAATCATCATTCTAACAAATAGTTTTTGTATTTCTGTGCTATATTCTGTTACTTCGTTTGTCATTTAAATTGCTTTCTTTTCATTTCTAATATAATTTTGCTCGTAGACTCTGCCCTCAAGATAGTTAGTAGGGTCTGGAAGCGACCGTACTTCTTTACAGCATCGTTTACGTCTTTGACGTCCGAACCCCACTCGGGAATACTAACACTATAGCCTAGTTCTAATGCTCTATCACAAATATTCATACCGGCTTCATCTCGGTCCGGTACTACTATAACTTTTCTTCGTAATTTTTTCAAGACCTTTGCTTGCTCGTCGTTAATTGTGTTGCCTAATACAGCGCATCCACCTATGGCGATAGCATCGAATTGTCCCTCTACGACCACGCATACATTCCAGTAGTCGTCTTGGGCGTCTGTGTTGAACACATAGCCTGCTTGTTGTTCGGACAAATACTTAGGGTGTCTACCGTCGTAAAATCTACGAGTATATCCTACAGTTTTTCCATTGTAATAGTAGGGGATGATGATAGAGTTGAGTTCACGCTCACTGCCTTCTGTTTGTACATAGTAGCTATACGTGTCGGGTGTTAGACCGCGATAAGTCAAGTAGTCTACATGAATTCGGTGAGCTTCATTTGTTGGGTCTAGTGGAACTGTATTTTCTGGTAACTGTCGCTCGTCGAATGACACAATGATGGGCTTGTATTCTTCATTGATATCAAAGATATTTTTGTTGGTGAAGTTTTGAAAACTCAGACGTTCAATCTGAAGATAGTCTAGACCGCACCAGTCTAAGAGTTTTCTTACATTAGATGAATATTGTTTGCCGGGTGATGCGCCGGCTTTGAAGCGGCAGTTGAAGCAATGATAAACCCACGTGTTTGGGTCGCCATTGGTGAATGTTACGCCGCCACGCTCTTTTTTATCTGGGCGATGGCCGCGATTATGACAACACACGGCATCGAATACGTGCCAGCCATTTGCCGCAAGTCGCTTTCTGCCTGGGATTACATTGAGAAGGTCTAACATACTCGTATTGTAGCACAAACGAGTACACTAATCAATAAGTTTTGGAGCTTATCTATATAGAATCTGAGTTACTTCACCAATTTTATTGAGGTCAACCATAGTACCCTCATTGACTACTTGTAATCTTACGTATGGATGAAAGCCATCAACATTGATTACTTCACTACCGGTGAAGCCTGCGGTATCAGTATATGATACTGGTGTCGTAATATCATATACGATAGAAAAGTCTGGCACTGTACTACCCTGTAGATTAGTTGCGCCAGTGAATTGGTCATACTTGATTTGAACAGTAACATTCTTTTTCTTTTGAGAGTTGAATGTACTACTATAGTAGGTGACGTTAGGAGTACTGACAATTAGTGGACGAGATGGAACAGTGACCGGCATACTAACTTTGTGGGCAGGTTGGGTACCTTCAGTGATGTTCATAATACCGAGATTACGGCCCGCACTGTTCACTGATATAGCATATTGTTTAGAGTCGGTATCTAAGATTTCTAAGGTATAATAACATTGCTGTGGGATGATATCATTTAGTTCATCACTGGCGATGGTGATGGAGGTTAAACCAGTTACTGGTAGGATATGATTAAGTTGTTTCTGGAGAAGGATAGTGTCAGTCTCTCTGTCGATTAGGCGGAATGTGATATCCTTACCGTCGATATTTACTACCTTCTGGTCTTGATTGACCACGACAAACTCAATAAGATTGTCTACTGATTTACTTGCGAAAAGTTCTTTTGAGTACACGATTTGATATCCTCCAGTTGTGACCGCACCCGATACCTGTAGTACCACCTGCTGGCGTTGCTTATAGTAATATACCTTGGTTTGTGCTGTCATATGTTCACCCTTTTCTATTTATCAGAATTCCAAAAGCTAAATAGAGATAGTCAAATAATAACTAATGTCAACTGAATTCTTCCAGAAACTAAGCGAGAGCCACCCATTCATAACTGTCTGTAGTTACAGCGGTCAAGAGTTCGTTGGCATCATCCAGAATCGCGATGATGTAATCACCACATTCTACGACTACGGTAGCATCGTAATGCCAGAATTAAAAACCCTGTTCTTAGAGTTGGCTGACGAATGGTGGTGGAGTAGCAACAGAATGATTCCTATTCATCTGTTCCTCAAGGACGACTGGACGATATTCCGTCCGTACATAAAAACGTTCAATAACAAGAGCTTGGAAATTATTCATGGTCCAGTTACTAGCATGAATGACTTGGCCAAGAAGCGCATCAAGAGGCGCTCTATTACTCTTGTGAAGAAGATGCCGTAAACTTCTCTGGCATTTCCTCATACAGATTCATATTCATCACTACCACATGGGCATACGCAATAGCGTGGGCCTTCTTAAACACATACCCCTCGCTATCGTCCTTGTCCCATACTGTTTTAGCTACCTCACTCCACGGTAGACCAATTAAGTGACGTTTGCCTGGCCTCATAATAGCTAAGAACATTGCCATACGCGGAATACTGTTGATAGGCTCAGGCATACGATGAACAGTATCATAGTGGCGGTGGATGTGAACAAACTTCTCCACTGCTTCACGGTCATTTAGAAGTGACCAGTTAGGGTCACGGGTGAGTGTTTTTAGATGCGCTTCATCACGTACTAGCTTATACAGATTGACGTTCAACAAGTCTAGCTTTACATAGCCACGATTGACCGCTTCTTCGTGGTCGATGGCGCACATTTCACCAGCATAGTCATACGGGATATCTGTTACGTGAATACCCGTGTTGTGCTTTTTAGCACCGTGCTCTGTTCTAATAGCGGCCGGTATGGCTCTAATGACAGAAATAATTTCATCACGGTTAGCGCAGTCAATATCGATATCACTTGAAAACTTCATAGTCCGGCACTCGCCAATAATTGCTTTACTTCTGCCACTTCAGTAGCGCTACGTTTGAATTTAGGATTCCATGAATTAGGGTCAATGTACTTGATAATCAACTCTAGTTGACCTTCGTTCAGGGATGCTAAGAATGTCTGACCAGTCAGGCAGTTGAATAAGAGCCATGGACTAATCTTACCCGCAGTGATAGTATAACATAGTTTATTAGGACTCAGTAAGCGAAATGCGTCACCAATTCTGATGTTCTGTTCTTCACACATATCGAGTAGGGTAGTGATACTACGCTTGACTGCTTCCATAGGGTCTTCGAGCTTGATGTACTCCTGTAAGTACTGGTCATATACACGGTCACTTATCCAACTATCTATGGGTACACCTGTCTTTAGCAACCATGTCAAGTAGTGACCAGTGTTGACTACACCAGCAGTCGTACAGTACGTACCGAACTTCATAAAGGCAGTATAGAACGAACTCTTCTGAAACTCTTTTTGTGTGTTGGTCTTCTTACTAGGAAAGCATCGATTCTGATTCTGAACCCACGCATCAAAAGCAATACGATTAGCAGGACGGTCACGTTCATCCCATCTGCGCTTTTGTTCACATAGATGGGTCAGTACGGTTGACTCACGAGCGAATGTTCGCCCGCAATGTTCACAACCAAACTTAGTTTCCTGACTGTTTTTCATACTGATCGATATCTTCTGGCGTTACTATTCTACTGAGGGCTATTACATCTTCAATCTTCATCGTTGGGTTTAGTTCACTGAGTCGCATTTGATGATGTTGTTCTGTAGTATATGCTTCAGTGATTGCATCAATATCTTCTTTCGCGGCACCTTTGTAGACTTTCTCGAAGTATTCTTTAACTTCTTTCTTAGGCGCTTTAGTTTCTAACTTACCAAACTTGGCGTTCAAGTGCGGCAGCCATTGATGGAACTGTTTACCCATGCCAGGCGATGCCGCGCACAGCATTAACCATTGTAGCTCGGGATGTTGTTGCACTCTCTCGTTGAATAGGTGTCTGTTGGCCGCCGCATCAGTGTTCATTGTGTAGTACGCGCCCAACATACCAGTAGTATTGATACTTGACATCCAATGTGTGATAACATATGGGACGAACTTCTTTTGTTGCTCTTCTGTCAAGCGGGAATAGAAAGCATAGTCTTTACGGTCAAGTGCTTCTAAGACCTTGAAGATATCAAGGTCTGTGTTTTCGAACTTTTCGTCTTGAGGTACTGCTGGTTTACGTGTTGCCATTAGAATGCCTGATTAAAATCTACTACTTCACAATTCTTACTAATCTCTTTAACAAAGTATACGCAACGTGGCTCAGGACCATCATCGATTGGCACACACAAGAACTGCCCGTTCTTTAGTCTAGGTGCGTACCAGGTTACATCATTGTATACATCTAAGATTTCAATGTCAAGAAATCCTGGTCGAAAGCCGGAGATAGGGTTGAACTGAAATGCTTTGAAGCCACGGTCATTGACTGATACTAGCGGTACTGTTTCTAAGTCGCCTAGATCAGGTTCACCAATTAAGATTTGCCAGTCTAGTGGCATCTTGATTGTCTTATCGCCCAGTCTGAGCACAAGTGCTGGTGAATTGAATGACTCTAGGAAGATAAGTGGAATGTAGAAATAGTCTACCGACTGTGGGTTGCTATTATCTAGAATAGCAAAACGCAAGTCATCTATCTCTTCGGGTAGAGTACTCAAGTCATATTTTACGTTGTCAAGTTGGAGAATGTTCATATATTGTTATTATATCACTTGTAGGTGATTTTCTCAATGGTAAATGGATAGTTCGCCTCGCGATAGAACTCTTTTCGCTTGGTCAGGTGTCTCTTGGCAAACTTACAAGATGATGTTACGTCCCAGATTTGGACGAAATCTTTGTCCTCAGCTTTGCGGATGCCACGACCAATCGATTGGATAACCCGTACGAAACTCTTCCCAGGTTCAATAAGCACGAGATTAAAAATACGAGGGATGTTAATACCAACCGCAGCCACACCATATGTAGCCACAATAATCTTCGTCGAACTCGTAGCAACTTCATCGTATTCTGCCTTTCGTTTATCTGATTTTGTGTCGCCATTGACGAACACGGAGTCGGGAATACGACTAACTAATTCTTGACCTGCGTTGATGCGGTCAACTAGAACAAGTGTGTTGCCCTCTAGTGCGATTGCTTGGACCATTTCAGCAACCTTGTCCATACGTGGCTTGTTCTCAAGTAAGAACTTCAATTCACTCTGATAGTTACCGAACTCGCTGTTGTCTTGTAGCTGTACAATATTCACGTGACATTGAGATAGTACGCCTTGATCTTGTAGCTCTTTGGCTGATAGCTTATGAATGACTGGACCGATTGTGCAGAATAAGGCTTGGGCGGCGTACTGCTCTTTAGGAATTGTACCAGTCAATCCCCAGCGGATAGGCACTGTACTCATAACACCAGTTAGGAGCTCTTTAAGGGCATCTGCCTTAGCTTGATGTGCTTCGTCGATGATGATACATACTACACCTTCTACGAACTCTCCAATCGTTACATCAGCATCACCAGACTTGGTGTTCTTTAGTAAGACGTTAAGCGATTGCCATGTACAGATGGTGTGAGTCTTACCCCACTCTTTACGATCACCGAAGTAGACACCTACATCTAAGCCTAGGTTCTTGTAGTCTGCTTCTGTTTGCTTGACCAAGTCTTTGTTAGGCACAACTACGATTGAACGACCCATCTGTTCGACAGATAAAGATAGAGCCGCTGTCATTAATGTCTTGCCTGCGCCCGTAGCTACCTCTTGTAAGCACTGTGGGTTCTTTAGGAAGTTGTTGACAATCTCTACTTGATAGTCACGCAACATAACAGGTTGACCGACGGCTGGATGACCTACTGGCCATAGTCTATCACTGAAGCTGTCTTCTGTGATTTCGTTGAACGTGAAGTTAGTAGAATAATCACGGATATCTTCTAACTCGATATCGTAGTTTTTGTCGTATAGATACTGTAAGACTTTATCAAGTAAGTTGACGTAGGTACTACCGCTTAGTTGAAAGTAGGATACCTTACCGTCCCATCGTCCAAGACGAACTGCTGGTAGATAGCGGGCACCTGGTATCTCATACGAGAACATCTTTACAAGTGCTCTGCGATCCATAGCGTCAATACCTTCTAGCTTGACATTGACTTCGTCCTTGACGATTACTTTTACTGTTCCTGGCATTATACTCTTCCTGGCGTAGATTGAGGTACTTTTCTCATCTCCATGCCATAATTATTGATACCACCAGAGACAATGACGCCAGGCTTACGCTTGAGTTTCATTTCTTTGAATGGTAAATAGTTCACGTGATGGTGTTCACGTTGAAACTTCCAGACAAGTTCAGTGTACTCTGGGTATACTTCTTTGAGCATACGGCTCTTAGGCGCTGTACCCTCTTTGAAGTAGAACTCACCTGAGTTGCCGCCGCCTAGAACTTGTGTTCTTAGCTTATCTTGTAAGAACGCATTGAACTGCACAGTACAGAATCCTTGCGTCAACATATCAAGTGACAAGATAGTATCTTCATTGTATCGACCGCGCCAACGCATAGGTTGACCCGCTCTATCACCAGTTACCCACTTACTATCATTGCGAATCAAGTTACAGGAGTAGATACGAGTGTTCTTTACGAACGGAGGCATCGATGCGTTTTGTGACGCGAATGAGCGATAGTTAGGTCCTGCCATTAACACATTTTCGTATCTATCACAGAAATCTTCCATGACTCTGAAGCAAGTACCATCACCGACTTTAATCTTTAGATTGTTATTTAGTCTGAGGAAGTTTCTAATGTTGTCGTCCATGACCCAGTGCCATTCGAAGCCGTTCTTGATCGAGTGGTCCCATGCAAAGTTACGTGCTGGTCCTGGACCAGTAGAACGTGTTAGCCCAAGATCGTCACATAGCTCGTACTTATCTTTATAAGATAGGTCTAACTCAAGCACGGTAGCTGATGTTTTTAGGCCAGTTTCTTTTTCCCAGATAGTAAGATGCTCGTTGTATGTTTCACATTCTTGAGGCTCTACTACTAAGTAGTGAGGCACTCGCATGAAGTCTAACGCTTTACTTGTCAATCTAGAATCTGCTCTGCCCTTGGTAGGAATATAAAGCGGATACTTAGGATTGGCCATCGTCTTCTCCGAACTGACGTTCATCTTCATGAT